TTACGCCCGGCAGTAGTACTGGAATTCTTGCGTGGACGTGGGGACTGCACACCATACATCCCGTTATTTCTCGATGCCATGTCACTAGGGTACCAGTGTGTCACACGAGTGATCTTGGCGGTAACCCTGACCGGCGCACATAAAATGTGGGATTGGATAACTACGCATGAGATATTCCAAGGGTGCATAGTGTGTGCGCAAGCGCGACTGGGCGCCATGAAACAATTGGTCCGTGATATGGCGCAGGCGAATGATAACATGGAATGGTTCGGATGGCAGTACTTGGACACATTGATCGGTAGATATTCCGACAATCAGATGCGTGATCGCGAGGATATGCAAGAGCGTGGGGGAATTGAGGAACTGTACGTAGACGGCTCGTTCACTAAGTACCGTGTGGAGGTTGCTGCTGCACTACGCGAGGAGTGGTACGCGCATGGTGAGCGATTCGCAGAGTTGCATGTGTATGGGAATCCTGACTATACGCCGACACCAGACTGTGATGCATTGCGTGAAGTAGCACCAGGCTCAACAGAGAAATTTATAGTTGAGGATTGGCTTAAAGCGGCGGTGCCTGGTACAGTCTTGAACAAGAAGGGGGCGTTCGCGTTCGCGGACTCGGGAAAATTGGCGGCCGCTATCGCGGAACCACATAGTATATCAGTTACGTTCGACAAAGTGGAGTTAGGTAAGTTACGCAACCTCGTCCCAGGGACATTAGGTTTGTACTACCACATGACTCGTTTATCGCGGCATACAGAGAACACTTTTCTGAATGAGTTGCAAGGCGTGAGGATGTTTTATGGCTCGAGACACATGCAGCAGGAACGTGCACGTGAAGCAGAAAGTGCTGAGCATTCCTACGTGAGTTGTCGTGATTACAAGAATTATAATGAGCAGCATGAACATGAGGAGCTGATAGCGTTTTATACAGGTATGCGAGACATGTTTAAGCGTTTAAAACGATATGAGATGGTTGAGAGTTGTGAATATGTGATTAGCGCCTTACACGAAGTAGGGGTTGTGGAGAATGGTGAGACCTACATGTGGGCACGCGGTTTGCAGACAGGATGGCGACACACTATGTTGTTGAACACGACAGGAAATGTTATCACGTCTAAAGTCGTGGAACGTATCATAAAGCGTGATTTTGGTTGGTGCCTACATTTGCGAGCGCATCAGGGTGACGATTCACAAGAACACAGCAACGAGCCATTATATGGTGTTTTGATGCAAAGCATTTTAGATTGCTGCGGTAAGGTGGGAAAACCTAGCAAGCAGTTATTTCATTGGAAGACGAATGGGTTGCGTGAGTTTTTACGCATCGGTTCAGTAGGTAATTCGCGAGCTGCAAGCTTCCTAAGGATGCTTTCCTCATCAGTCGGGGGTGATCTACAACATCCTGAGTTGACGTCTGGACCTGAACTGGCCTCCACCATCGTACAGAATATGAATGAGGTTGAACGCCGTTATGCGGTTGGGGGGACTAGCAAATGGCGCGACAGTGACAAGATCACAATGGCGCGTTACTGGGGCCGGGTACGGGTAGTCGGGCTATCAGCGCAGCAATTGGATGACGTTCGCTACTATCAAGCACTGCGCGCCAGACATACAAACAAGCATGCGCAGGAACAGTTGCGCATACTAGCAGCGGAGATGCACGTGGATCGAGGTCAGGTACTTTCGGATACGACCATAACTGCACGCGATTCAGTCTTCACTGCTAGTGAGTTAGCTTTGAGTGTGGATGCCATCGGTGTACGTGGTTTTGGCTCGCATCCCACCATAGGCACACGCGTGTATGGTGGAGTCACAGCCAAAGGGCGAGTTCAACGAAAGGGGGTGTACGATGAAGTACTACCAGCGATGACTAATGCAATCAGCAAGAAATTGAGTTTCACACATTTAGAAGTGGCAACGGAAAAAGAATGTCAGCTGATGTGTGAAGCATACGCCCACGACATACTCAGCTCTAGTAAGCGTCAAATCTGGGTCACTTCACGAGATGAAGATGTGGGCAATTCGTACGTACAGTTACTGGGCACGCTAGCGCTGAAGCGTGAGTGCGACCCAGTGTGGGAGAGTGTGGACACGCAGGGGGATGTTGTGCCTAACGATCTATCCTGCAAAGCGATGACTGCGATAGCAAAACGCATCATCGCAGGCGCGTGGTCTAATAGGCTAGCGCAACATAACGCGGCGGACATCGCCGTCGATGAGCTATTCTATGGGAGTAAGAGTGTGGCTGAGGTCTGGTTGAAGAACCATCCTCATGTCGCCCTTGCTCCTGAAGTGCAGCGACTCGATGTTGTTCGCCAAGGCGTCGCTGAGCTACGTGCTCAGTTGGCCAAGGGCGGGAAAACCACGAAGGGTGGTGTACCGACTAATTGGCAAGAGGCAGGTTTGAGGGTGCTCCCTAACTTACCTGCTGAACATCTCAACGCATACGCAGCCGCGTGCTGGAGTGTGTTCAGGGGGCAACAAGTGCCGTATTCATGGTGTACTCATATAGGGGTCATCATGGCAGCGCTTGGCCAATTCGAGTGAGCTTCCCTAGAGGGGGTTTACACGAAAAGTAG